CAATATCATCAAAGTAATATCGTTTCTTTACTGGGTTATATGTCCAACCATACCATGTATCGCCTTCTGACCAAGTAAGGTTAGTTGGCTTTTCTAGTTTAGATTTTTCAAGCAAACGAAATAGCTCATCATTATCCCTTACAACCGCCTCTATTGCCATTCTAAGGCGTCTCGGGCGCATAAGGTATCTTTCTACCAATTCATACAACATTATCTGGATCCTTTTCCCATGTAAGTTTGCCATCTTTATATAATGGCCAGTAGCCTAATGACCGCCAGTCCATTTTCATAATCTTTGGTTCTTTCATTTGGCCTCTTGAATTGGAATCATTGCTGTACATCTTATGCAGTATTCATAGGTTGAACCAGTAAAAGGACAAGATCCAGCATGATGCAGTTGATGTCCTTTAAAAAAACAAATAAATCTAAGAATAGTTTCTTTTATCATATTACATACTATACTATATTTTTAAAATATAATCAATAGCCTATTTCAATAACTTTGCCGTTAAAAGATTTATCTGCATTTAATATTATGTTAGCTATCTGCTCTTTTGTAGCAAGAGATGAAATGTCTTCTTTATAATTTGAATCATAAAAAGCTTTAGTATCATATATAAGCCCTGGAGAAATAGAAAATGCTGACTGATCTTTATTTAAACTAACTGATAAAGACATTATAAATGCTTGAACTCCCGCTTTTACAGCAGAATAATTTGCATCACGAATTGGTTTATTTGCTGCCATAGAAGATATAGAAATTATCTGTCCTTCATTTGATAAAGATTTTAATAAATTAATTACAAGCCAATTATAATTAAATAAATAAGCATTATAAAAATTTCTAACAATATTTTCAGGTATATTTTTAAAATCAGGATAGTTTCCAAGAGTGTTTCCTGGCAATAATATTATTTTTGAATAATAATTTGTTTTTAATTGATCAATAAATATTTTAACGCTTTCAAAATCTTCTAAATCAAGGTATATCCAATTATAAGATCCGTATGTTTTATTCTTATTTCTATAGGTCATGCTGTCGATTTGATATCCATTATTTTCTAAAGTTGAAACTATAATGTTAGACAATCCACTTGATCCACCGACAATTAATACATTTTTCATAAAGCTCCTTAATTATAACCTTATTATATCATGATATAATAAAGTTATGAATAAAATAAATTTAGACTCAAATATTTTTTATATAGAAAATTTTTTATCAAAAGAATCTCATTTACAGCTTTTAAATTTTTGTAATGAAGGAAACTTTATATTTGAAGATAAATACATTAAGCAAAGAGGGATTAAGTATATTGATAGACAAAATAATCAAGACTATATAAATGCATATAAAGAGTTTGTATATACTATAGAAAAAATGTTTAATAATGATAAACATTCATTAGAATATTTATCTCATGTTCAAACATACAAAATGTATAATGATGAACTAAATTATGATAAAAGATGGGCAATGGGCCCACATTTTGATGATGAAAGGCCAAACATTTTTGATGGAGAACCTATAGTTTATTTTGGATTAGTTTATTATATAAATGATAATTATGATGGCGGAGAAATAACTTATCCTAATCAAAATATAAAATTTAAACCAAAAGCAAATACATTAGTTGTGCATCCAGGATCAAATAATTATGTGCATCAAGTTGAACAAATATTTAATTTTGATAGGTTTCAAATATCAGCATTTATTAAAAATAATAAAATAAAATCTTTATTATTTTAAACAACGCCTTCTTTTTTTAATAAAACTAAATTATATATTGCAAGAGCTTCTTCAATGTCTGGGTGATTTTTAACAGACCCCTTCACAGAATCATAACTATCATCAATTATGCTGGTTGGTTCAAATATTTCAGTTGCTTCTGGAAAAACTATTTCAAAATCTTCTTCAAGAGGATTTAAATAAATTTTATGACAAAGCATTGATATTATTCTTTTTGGAGTTAAAACCAAATCTTCAAAATCAATTACAATAACATTTTTATGAGAATTAATTTTATCATAAAATAGAATATAGTCTTTAATATTTTTTGCTATTTTTTGATTTAAAACTTGATCTGGTTCACCAATCCATTGATCTTTGTCGTAAGTTCCATTTTTTGAATCAAATACCATTTTTGATGAAAGAGCATCAATTGGATTTCTTGCTACCGTTATCCATTTAAAGCTTTCATCTAATACTTCATTTAAATTATGTGGCTCAGAAACCTCATGCAGCTCAACTTTATTTCCTAAATTTTCTATTAAAAAATGATTTCCGTGTCTTGGGAATGTAATTATTTTATTCATTATTGCCTCCTTAATCTTAATAATACAATTTATACAGTAAAAAGTCAATAATGATACAATATATTATATGGATTCAGTTTATTTTTTACATATAAATAAAACAGCTGGCAGGTTTTTGTATGACTATGTTATTAAGCCTTCTAGGTTTGCAATTGACTTTGATTATAAATTTATAATACCAAAAAAAAGCAACTCTTGGACACATTGGGGATGGACGGATTTAATTCAAGACTCAACATATGTCATGTCATCGTTAAGAGATCCTATTGAGGTTGCAATTAGCTATTATTTACATAGTTTTGGAGAAGATCATGATGAAGAGCTAGATAGTCTAAAAACTGGTTTGAAATCAAAATATTCATTTTTTTATGCAATGGAACGAATAACTAACATACAGTCAAAAAATTTTATGACTTGGAAAGATGATAAAGTTTTTGTCAATACTCCAATGCCAATAAATAAAAATTTAGTATTTGAAAGACTTGACAGAGTAAATTTATTATTAAATTCAAAAGATATAAATATAAAAACTGCAAAAAACATACAAGAAAAAATATTTACAGATTTAAATATTAAATCTGATACAACAGTTCCAGAAAAAGATACCAATTCATTTAGAACAAAAGGTTTTAATGAGTTTTACAATTCATTTACTCAAGCACAGTTTGACAGAATAGCTGATTTAAATTCTATTGATATGGAGCTTTATGAAAAAGCACAAACATTATTTTGGAAACCAGAACAAAATTAATATTTTTCTTTAATTCTTTTCCACATTCCGTATTGATCAGGATCATTTAAACCAATATACTCTTGTCCAGTTTCTAAATCTATGAGTAACCATTTGCCTGGAGCTTTTGTATGTATAACTAGATCTACGGCGGAATCTAATTCTTTTACTTCTGACCCTTGATACATTCTAGGAAGAAATGAATAAACATTGTTTAATAATTTTCTTTTTTTCATAACAAATTTTCTGCTTCAAAATTAATATTTAATGCACACCTGTATTGATTTTTTTTAGGATTAAAAAAAGAATGAAATCTTGAAGCTTTAAACAATAATGCAGATCCAGCTTTTGGACTTATTTTTAAAATTTGATCTAATTTATTTATATTATCTTTAAATACTTTATTATAAAGAATAGTGTCTCCATCTGAATCATTTACATAATAAATTAAAGCATAAACATTTTCATTTATATTATCAACATGAGGCCAATTAGTTAATTCTGATTGATTTGGAAATGTAATATTAATTCTTGATCTAATTATTTTAAAATTTTTATTAAATATTTTACCAATAATATGATTAGAAATTTCATGAGTAGGTAAATTTTCAAAATTATTTTCTTTATCGTCTACAGTAACAAAAGAAATAGTATTTTTTGCATGCTTTACCCCAAAAACTTCATTATTTAATGGATCTTCAAGTGATGGATAAGACAAGTTATATTTAAATTTATAAATTTTTTCAGAAATATTTTTAATTTCTTCATTGCTTAAAAAATTATCAAAAACAATAAAATCTTTATTCATAATATAATTGAATCTAAAACTGCATCCATTGTATCATCAATATTACTTTGATGTTCTTTTGAGCAATTTCCGCAGTTTAAACACATTTTATTCTCTTCCCCATTTAACTTTATTCCAACCACGCTCATGAAAGTAATAAAGGATTGTTTTTGTTAGTACTTCAAACCCTGCAATTGATGCAGCAGTTATTGCTTTATGTGTTATAAAGTATGACAATACAAAAGTATCTGCTGTTCCAATTATACGCCAAGTAATTGCTTTTAATGCTGATCTTTGCTTAGTTACTTTCATCTTTATCCTTAAAATCAAACATTGATGCTACAAACCTATCTTCTGCATCTGCAATACCCTTAGAACTTTTATATACCCAATTCTTTACGCTTTTCAGTAGCTGAAATAGCATGAATGTCTGCCCCCAAATCTACTTGTTCAATTTTATATCCTACGTCACGACCATATACAATGTTGGTAATATTAGGTAGTCTTAATACTAATGCGCCGTCCATAAAATCATCCTTGGCAATATATTCTTTTACCTGATCAAAGGTCAACGGATCTTTTTCGCTAGTCTTATATGTATTTCTTACGCCAAGTAAAACTTGCTTTGTTCTTTTTTCCGCCTCTTCATATAGTGCGTGATGTCCTTCATGCCAAGGTTGGTATCTACCAAGCATTAATGTTGTTGGAGCTGACCAATCATGGAGTTTGAAGTGCTGAATAATTACAGTAGCTTTTTGATCTTGATCTAGTTTATGATCTTCAAAAGTTGCATCATACTCTGTTGGGCGTTCAAACATTTTATTTGTATCTTCAAAACGACCCTCTTCAATTGTATCCATAAATATAAAAATATCTGGCTTACCAAATGCTGCACGTGTAGCTTCTGTTGGGCAAACAAAATCTACAATAACTGGTGCCACACCTTGCTTAGAAATAAGACGTGCTATCTCGCCCATACGACGTGCCTGTTCTAGTCTATCTTCTGGTGTGAATCCAAGATCAGAGTTTACTGTTGCACGTACCTCATCAGCATTTAAATGAATTGCATTAATTCTTTCTTTTAAAGCTTTTGCTAACTGAGTTTTGCCTGAACCTGGAAGTCCAATTATTTGAATAATCATTTAGAAATCTCTCTTACTAGTTGATGAATAGCGTTATCGCTATCATCGTTATATGTTGATGAAAACATAAGTTCAAATTCTTTAAACTTATTTAATTCTTTTAGCACTGTTTCCTGTGTGCCATAAATACAATTATTAATTTGTCTTTCATTTTTTAGATCATTAAATATCTTTTCGGCTTCTGCGTAGCTGTCTTTAATAATTAAAAATATCTTTAATATTTTTTTACTATTAATTATATCAAATCTATTTGAATTATTCAAGTGATCTTCTAATAAATAAATAATACCATCTCCATAATTTAATGAATTTATTATTGTTTCGTCAGATCCTCCGCTAAAAAATATTTCAGGTAAATCTTTATTAATTTCTTTTAATTTAGCTACAAACTGTCCAGATTTTTGTTTTCTTTCTTGTATAGAAGTTATATTTTCAAATAAATCTTGATCTTCATCGCTAGTCCCAGATACAATATTAATTAAAAGTTTATCTTTTACTATTTGATTAAATGCTTTTATCATCATTGATAAATAAGCTGGTGTCAATGCATATGGCCTTATTGCAACCATATATTTTGTTTTTTGTCCTTCAAACAAAGCATTTGCTGCTTTTATAAAATAATCTTCTTCGTCTGAATGAAATGTTAATAAAACTGATTCATATCCAACATCATCTATAGATTTGATAAAAGAATGAAGTTCCATTGGAGTGAAATTATACTTCAACATCCAATGAAACTTCATTTAGACTAAACCTTTTTTCTGCCTGTTTTTTTGGTAGGCTTAGGGATTAAGCTTGTCTCTCTTCTAATTCCGTGCTTGTTAGTATCTATTTTTACACCCTGTCTTGGATACTTCTTGGGCGTTTCTCTACTTGTAACGGCTCCTGCTGCTGCGCCTGCATTTGGTGCTGGCGTTGTGCTTGTGCCGTCTTCTTTTTTAATACTATTGTTCATTTATAAACTGTCTTGTCTGCTCTGGTGTTGAAACCATGCCTAGCGTTAAACCTGATTCACCATCTCTTGAAACATCTGAAATGGTAACTGGTGTTACTCCTAAAGTGCTACCAGTTGTTTCACATCCACATTCGTAACACATTAGTTGCAATTCTCACAATCTTTAACTGCACAAGGAGCTTCGCCTCTTGTGTCTCTTGTGCACTCTACATTAGCCTTTACGGGCGTTACGGGTGCTATTACAGGCTTAACGGCCTCAGCAATTGCTGCTTCCACTGATGGAGCAGTGACTTCTTCTTTATTAAATACGTCCATGATTACATATCTGATTCATCTGCGCCTGAAATTGGCAATGAACTTGAAGATCCTTCTCTGTTTAATCCTGCATTACCTTGTGAAGACATGTCTGATGCAGCAAAAGCTGATCCTGGATTGTCTGAGTAGTGTGCATTAATATCATTTGTTCCTGCTGGGTGGCGATTTGCTGTGAAACCGTCCAAGTTAATTCCGTCTGTCATTTTGTTACTCCTATAGGTTTTTTATTTAAGCGGGACTAGTAATCCGCTTATAGGTCTATTATAGCATCTAGTTGATTAGGATCTGTATTCTTTATACCAGCAGTCATCGCAAACATCAATTATTCTGCCTTCTGGCTTTGCTGCAAGCCTTGTAGCTTTTTTGCCACAGCCATCAAATTCACATTTACCATTAAGCATTTATTGTTTTGAACCTTTTGCTGTTTGACCTCTATATCCAGTTTTCTTCTTATTCATTGAGCCAGGTTTTTTATAGCCTGCACCATTTGGAGTAGCTGCAACTCTTTGCTCTAAAGCTTTTTTTATCTTATCGTGGTGCTTTCCCATTATTTAACCTTATTTCCAAACTTTGCCCATACTCTTTCGTGTAAAAAGTATCCTATCATTTCGCATGAAGTATAAATTATTGCAAATGATCCAGCATATTCCCAATGTGCTTCTCCAGTAATAGCTTTTTCAAAAAAATATACCATTGTTCCAACAAAGCCAATATGTACTGCTGGCCATGTTAATGATTTATATAAACTTTTTCTATTTGATTCCATTTTGTTCCCCCATTATTTCTTTAATTAAATAGTGTATAGATGATACGTTATTATCTTCTGAGTGAGGGCTGATTAATAAATCAGTAGCCCCTAAATCTTTCAGCTTTTTTATTTGATCCTTTACACTATTTTTATTACCATATATTGTCCATCTTTCGGACCCTAAGCTTTTGGACAACATGTTTTTTATATCTGATTCTGAATCATTTATTATTATACTAAATGATAACATTTGTTTTGTATTTTTTATAAAATTAGGATCTTCATACGACTGCTTATGCATATTTAGCATAGCAAGATGTACCGCTTTATATTTTTCAGCCATAATTTTTGTTTCATTTGAGTGGCCAGCCATAACTATTTCTGAAACAGTACCTTTTGAAAGAGCATTAAATTTTAAAATCCAATCATCTGTATACTTTAATCTTTTTTCTGGGGTATTTAATTTTTCTCCAAACCATACTATATCTTCTACTGAAGTCTCTTCTTCATGTAAATCCCCAGATACAATATTTAACATAAGTCTATTTGGAGATATATTATGAAAAGATCTACATATCATTGCACAATATTCTGGGCTTATTGCATATGTCCTGATTGCTGGCATGTATTTAAATTTATGATTTTTATCTAAAACTCTGGCAGCTTTAATCCAATTGTCTTCTATTTTTGAATGATATACAAGTAATATTGATTCATATCCAAATTTATCTGCTATCTCTGAAATATACTTGAGGCGATCAAGACTTGTGTCTCCGCCTCTTTCCATCCAATGAAACTTCATATTTCCATTCTATCATTTAAATATTAAAGGGGCAAGACCAAGTCCTGCCCCTTTAATTGAAGTTATTTACTTCTTAAGTGCAACCTTAGCTTTTGGATGAGCTTTGTTCCACTTCGCAGCAAGAGCATTATACTCTGCCTTGTAGGCTGCTGTTGCAAGATCTGCTGATGCCTTAGCTGCTGCAATATCCGCAACTGCCTTTGCTGCTGCATTTGCTGCTGCTGTTGCATCTGCGGTACGTGCTGCATTTGATGCAGCAAGCTGTGCAGTCAAAGAAGCAATCTGTGCATTTGCAAGTGCTAGCGCATCTGCAACACTTGTTACTGCAACAAACTTTGTAGAAGACTTTGCTGCTGTTGCAAAACCTGTGACATCAGTCGCAGTAATTGCTGCAGTAAATGCTGCATTTCCAATTGTTGCTGGCGCTGTTAAGTCAAAAGCAAATGTTCCTGTTGCTGTATCTGATACAGAAACTGAACTTGCTGTTGCTCCAATTACAGTAATTGTTGGTGTTGTTGTAACAACAGGATTGCCAAAAGCATCGGTAGTTTTTACATATACCTTATTTACTGATGAAACATTAATTGAATCTGATGCAATAACTGATAGGTTGTATGCTGATCCAGCTGAACCTTTTAAGTAGTATGTTGTTGTATTTCCGCCTACAGTTACAATAACTGTTCCTGCGGTTGTAGTCTTTGTAAATACATAAAAATCGGCTGTCGTGCCTGTTCCAGTATTGATTGACAATGAAGGTGTTCCTGCTGATGCAGTAACTGGTGTTGATACTGTTGCTAGTGCTGGCACGATTGATGCATTTGATGCAACTGCTGAAACCACTGTTCCAGTATCTAGCCCTGTTAAGGCAATTTTTAGAGCATCTGCTGAATCAACAGAGTTATCTGCTGGTACTGGCAAAACAACGGGATTAGCAGCCGTGAGACCAGTTGAAACTGATGATCCGCCCACTGTTAAAGTTGTTGTTGCTGCACTTGCAGGTGTAGCGACGATTGTTGCAATTGACATAGCTGCAACCACGCCTACTGCGATTTTCTTAAATGAGTTCATTTAATTTATTCTCCTTATTTCCTCTGCGTCTTTATGAGCGCAGAAATTTAGTTTAGTGCGTTTACTTTTACTTGAAATGAACATGGATCTCCACCTTCATCCCATTCTTGCATTTCTTCTTCTGTCATAGGGGGGCCATCATGTGTATTGCAAAATACATCTGAAACCCACCCTCTGTCATAACCATTTTTGAGCCATATTTCAAACTCTAAATGATCTGCATCTATTTGTTCTAGATCCATTCTGAAAGCTCCTCTAACATGAGGTGCTTTGGCTTTGCCCCAGTAATAGCTTTAACTGGTTTGCCAGATTTAAATAGTACCATATATGGAATAGATGTTACAGAGTATTCTGCTGATTTAATAGGATTTTCATCAACATTTATCTTTCCTACCCATAATCCACGCTCTTCAGATATCTCATCTAGTATTGGAGACACTTTTTTGCATGGTCCGCACCATGGTGCCCAAAAGTCGATAAGAACTAAATCGTGGGATTCAAGAACTTTATCAAAACTTTCATCAGTAACTATCAACTTACTCTCCTTTTAATTCATCCGCTGCTTTATTAAATTTATTCATAAATGTTTGAATTACCCAAACTGCAGTTTCTCCTGCATTGACAGACATTGCTTTTGAAGCTTCTTCAGTTCTGTCCTCGATAGCAAGGGCGTTGTACCATTTCTGGTACAACTCCTCACCAATCTCTTTAATAATTTCTTCAAGTACAGTTAACTTGTTATCCATTAAGTCTTGCTAACTGTGTTGCTTTTAATGCTGCAAGTTTATCTGCTGCTGTTTTAACTGCTGCATCATATTCTGCCTGTGCTTTTGCAATTTGTGCATTAACATCTGCTTGAAGCGCTGCTTTTGCAGCAGCCAATTCAGCAGGTGTAGGGCCAGCAGGTGTTACATTGTATGCAAGCGCTGCATTAATGTCAATAAGCTTTGTAAATGTTCCCTGTCTTCCAATTGTAGAAGATGCTGTTGAACGCAAGGCTGTAAGCAATTGATCATATGTGTATGCAGGTTTTGCTGACTTTAGTTTAATCCACTGTGCTCCTGCAACTTGAATTGCAGCAGATGACCCTGAAATATTTTTTGAAATATTACCTGGACCAGCAATTGTAAAAAATCCTGGCGCAAAAAAGTCAAGTTTTGCAGTGTCGTTATTACTTGATGTTGAAATTTCATTTTGTTGATCTACGTAACCAACTGAAATTGATTCATCTAAACATGCTGGCCAATCAATACGTGCATAGTCACGTCCATTTCCTGAAGGAAAAAATGTTGGAATTCCAATAGCAATCAAATCTTTAATAGACTGTTGCGTTGTTGGTGTTTTTGGACAATAATCAACCCCTGCTCCAAGGTTATGCATTCCCTGAGACATGGTCACCGCTTGAATATTATACTTTAAAGCATTAGCTTTTACCCAATTTAAAGCATTGTAAACAGATGCTTCTCCTGCATTTTGACGCAAGCCAGTAGATGTGTTTCCAATAATCTTAATAAATACAACATTAACATTTGGATTGGTTGCTAAAAATACTGATGTCATAAATGTTCCATGATCAAAACCATTTTGTGTAATAAGGTTACTTGGCATTGATGCCGCACCTTTACCCTCCATAAATGACTGACCATTAGG